CGACGAACGGGCACAGCGTTATTTAAAAGATGAAGTAACGCACTTTATAGAGAACCTAAGGTATAGGAGAGATTAATATGGCTCACTCAATAGATGAACTATTAGGCTCCGGAACGCTCTCGGAAGAGGTTAGATCTTCAATCAGCGAAGCATGGGAAACTAAGCAAGCTGAACTACGTGAAGAAGTTGCGTCAGAATTACGTGAAGAATTTGCAGGACGTTATGAAAATGACAAAGCGCAAATTGTAGAAGCAATGGACACAATGATTGGTGAAGTTATTGCGAAAGAACTCGAAGAGTTCCAAGCAGACAAAGCCAAAGTAGCTGAAGATCGTGTTGCATATCGCAAGCATATGTCAGAACATGCAAATGTACTGAATGATTTTGTGATGGAAACATTACGCAAGGAAATTAACGAATTGCGTGAAGACCGTGAAGTAGCAGATAAGAACATGGCACAGTTAGAAGGCTTTGTTCTTGAGCAACTCACAAAAGAGCTAAACGAGTTTCATGATGACAAACGCTCACTAGTTGAAGCAAAAGTCAAAATGATAAAAGAAGGCAAACAAGTTATCGAGCAAACAAAACGTAAGTTTATCGAAACTGCAGCAAACAAGGTGGAAAACATTCTTGAATCAACAATCAAGACTGAACTTACATCACTTAAAGAAGACATTCAAGTGGCTAAAGAAAACACATTTGGACGTAAGATTTTTGAAACATTTGCTGGAGAGTTTATGGGCAGCTACCTCAATGAAGGTACTGAAGTTGCTAAAATGAACAAATCGATAGATGCGCTAAATGCTAAACTCGATGAAGCAAACGAAATTGTTGCGCAAAAAGAAGTTCAACTTGCAGAATCAACACGTAAGTCACGTATTGCTACTGACAATGCTGAGCGTAAGCTAATCATGAATGAAATGATGGCACCGCTTTCGAAACAACATAAAGAAGTAATGAATGCATTATTGGAGTCTACTAAGACTACTAATTTACAAAACGCATTTAACAAGTATCTTCCTTCAGTATTGAACGAAGACACAACAACAAAAACTAAAACTAAAAATACGAAGGTACTTAGTGAATCCTCAAAAGAGATCACTGGTGGAAAAACAACGGTAGCAGAAGCTAATGTTGATGCTAACATTGTGAACCTTCGCAAATTAGCCGGTATACAATAAGTTAAGGAGACCGAAAATGGCAGACAACCTAATGGAAAATTGGGGCGCTACAAAAGACGCCCTCACAGATGGTTTATCTGGAACAAAGAAGCAAGTAATGGAATCAGTACTTGAGAACACAAAACGCTACATCGCAGAATCTGCGACAGCGGGTGCTACTCAAGCAGGTAACATTGCTACACTAAACAAAGTGATTCTTCCAGTAATCAGACGTGTTATGCCAACTGTTATTGCTAACGAAATCGTTGGTGTACAGCCTATGACAGGCCCAGTTGGACAAATTCATACTCTACGTGTGAGATATGCAGAAACTTTTGACTCAGCAACAGCTGGTGACGAAGCTCTAAGCCCATTTGCAATCGCAACTGGATACTCAGGTAACGCAGCAACAGACCGTGCAGATGCTACAGCATCGCAAGAAGGTTTACCTGGTAAGAAAATGTCAATTCAAGTGTTAAAACAAACAGTTGAAGCGAAAACACGTAAACTATCAGCACGTTGGACATTCGAAGCGGCACAAGACGCCAATTCAATGCACGGCCTAGACGTTGAAGCAGAAATCATGCAAGCACTTGCTCAAGAGATTACTGCTGAGATCGACCAAGAGATCATTACATCTCTTACATCACTAGCTGGTACAGCTACTGACACATACGACCAAAGTGGCGTAAGTGGTACAGCAACATTTGTAGGTGACGAGCATGCAGCACTTGCAGTTCTAATCAACAAAAATGCTAACACAATTGCAGCACGTACACGTCGTGGCGCAGGTAACTGGGCAGTTGTTTCTCCAACAGTACTAACAGTACTACAGAGTGCGACTACATCAGCATTTGCACGTACAACAGAAGGTCCTTTTGAAGCACCTACAAACACAAAATTCGTTGGTACACTAAACGGTACTATGAGAATTTATGTAAACCAGTACGCAGCAAACGACAACGTACTAGTAGGATAGAGGCGCAACAGAGACAGACGCAGCAGCGTTCTATTGCCCATACATCCCGCTAATGTCAAGTGGCACAGTGCTTGATCCAGACTCATTCGAGCCAGTGGTATCATTCATGACACGTTACGGTTATGTAGAACTAAGCAACCAAGCATCATCGCTTGGTAATGCGGCAGACTACCTATCAGCAATCGCAGTTACATCAAACAAACTAGCATTTGCTTAATAGCGTTAATACATACTAATAAAAAAGGCACTTCGGTGCCTTTTTTTACCTTTAAGGCTTGACATTAGTGTCAAGATGTACTATATTAAGTACATAAGCAATTAGAAAGATTCAAACATGTCAAAAACTACAGTACATATTACTTACTGGCCACCATGCGAATGGG